TGGAAAAGTTGATCCTACAGTAGTAGGCGAGAGCATGAAACCTTATGTATGCCAGGTAGACCAGATGATCATGGGAATTGATCAGATTCGCCAGACCGATCTCAGTAGAAGACAGGGACCAACCACAATGCAGCCTAAACAGCAGAGAGTAAAAACCATTGCAGAACAGGCAAATATCCATCAGGATCGTCTGTTTGCGGAAAGCTACTTCAAAGCCGGCGCATGGAAGAATGAACTTGAAGGAGTAGACAATACCTCTCCAAGCACAAACCAGTTCATTAAATTCAGCAATGCAAACTCTGATCCTATTGCATTTATCGATAGCGAGAAGACAAGCATGAACCAGCAGACAGGACGCATGCCGAACCGCCTCGGCCTTGGTATCAATGTATTCAATGCCCTGAAGGTGCATCCGGCAATCCTTGAAAGGGTTAAATATGGTGGAAGCACTGCAAACCCAGCGTCTGTAACAGAAA